ACACGAACGCAGTGAACCGAAGGTTGTGTACGACCCTGAGAGAGTGCGTGAGAGTATGCGTAAGTATGATGCACGATACGAACAGCGCAGGGCAGAGTCAGTTCCAATGCCTGCTAATTTTAAAGACATACTAAAGAGAGGTAAGTAATGGATTGGATTGATGACGCAAAGTGCAGGGGTATGGATGTAAATAAGTTCCACCCAGGCAAGGGCGTGGACTCACAGAAGATTAAGAACGAGATACTAGAGATTTGTAATGTGTGCCCCGTGATTAATGAGTGCTTAGAAGATGCACTTGGTGACTACTTACAGATTGGTTATCGTGGCGGTAAGAGTGCAAAGGAACGCAGGCAGATTGCCTCACGGCGTTCTAGAGAAGGCAACGTGTCTTGGAAAGTTAGGGATGTAGCATGACCACACCACAGAAGGCTAAGGGTTCACAGTGGGAGCGAGATGTTGCTCGTTACTTCAACGACAGAGGGCGTGTCACTATCGAACGCAGGTATGGAGCAGGCAACACCATTGACAAGGGTGACCTTAACGGGCTACCTGGCATAGTCTTTGAGTGCAAGAACGTAGGAAAGATAACGCTTGCATCCATTGTTGATGAAGCACTACACGAACAAGCCAATGCCCGTGCTGACTTCGGCGTATCAATAATTAAACGGCGTAACCGTGGGGCTAAGGAAGCGTACGTTGTGATGACTTTGGAGCAATGGATAACGTTGCTAGATGAGACTGAACGGTGATACAATTACCATCTACAAACAAAGAGAAAGTAGATGAGAATGGATACCGTGTTACAAGGCAGACTTACAGCAGACCCCGAACTAACCTTTACTAACAAGGGAATGGCACTTGCTAAGTTCACCGTTGCAGTTAATCGCAAGAAGGGTGACGAAGATTACGCATCATTCTTTGACTGCACTATCTGGAACGAATCAGCAAAGAACCTATGCGCCTCACTAAAGAAGGGTGACCTAGTTGTAGTTTTAGGTAACCTATCCCAAGAACGTTGGGAAAAAGATGGAACTAAGTTCACTAAGATTGTTGTCAATGCTACGAAGGTAGCCGCAGACCTCACCTTTAAGACCGCAACAATGTCAGAGCCAGAGTCTACGGGAAAGACGGTTGAAGCCGACTTTTAGTGACGGATTGGTCGCTTGCTAAATGTATAGGTAAGACAAGAACATTCTTTGATGACCGTACATCTAAAATTGAACGTGCCAAACTAATCTGTACCAGTTGTCCACTCAAGTCTGATTGCTTGCAGTGGGCACTGGAACACAGAGAGGCATGGGGTGTGTGGGCAGGACTTGACTACCACGAACTGCGTATCGTTGCAGTGTCACTTGGCTATGAACCACCCAACAGAAAAGAAATTGAGCACGGTACTGAACGTGCGTGGGCGTGGCACAGGCGACAGAAGATGAAAGACCCTACACACGAAACGTGTCAGCCCTGCATTGACGCTTACAACTCTGCAACCCGTGTCCGTGTCGCTCGCTATCGCAAGCGTAAAGAAGTGACTGGTAGTGGGGAGTCACAGTCAGGGAAATAACTTGACTCATTACGAGGGCGAGTTAGACCTCACCCACTTCCCAGCCAAGAGAATTGTAACACACAAACAGAAAGACCGCCACCTTATCGGTGACGGCCTAACTATTTAATTCTTATTGTGTTTAGTAATCCCAACCCTGCTCGAAGAATCGCTTGTGTTCTAGATACCACGTTTCTTCACAGTCGGGGCACATGTCTGGCCCTTTCTGATTTACTGCCCAGCCACAGAATCGGCATAATTTAATCAGTGTTTCGGTACTCATTTACTTCTCCCTTTTCTCTGTTAGTGACTAGCCCCAATGCCAGTCGTTGTTTAATACACTTTCAATGTTTGCTTTCATGATGTGACAGTCTGCACGCAGTTCGCTGTACACCCTCTCATCATTCATCTTCTCGATTGCCACGTCTAATGACGCTTTAAGCATGATTAGAGTGCCAAGCGTTGCATAACTCATTTTTGTATCAGTGCTCATTATGCACCACCTTCCCACAACTACATAAATACTCAACGCAACCCGACTCATGGCCTGCGTTATAACAATCATACACGTCATAAGGCTCATGGCACGGCAATTTATCTTCCTCTATAAACTCTACGTCAATACTATCAACACGCACGATAGGGATTTCGTCACCCAACCAGTCGCTAGGCAACTCTAAAACAACTTCTCCAGTCGTTCCATCAGAACCCAGAAACTCTGAGTTCTCAATGTCTTGCGGTGTCAGCCAAAACTTGGCAGTGGCAACGATTTGAATGTCGTCACCTTCCCGCTCAAGTAAATCAGGTCGTATGCGTACCTTCATTAGTTCACCTCGCTCTTTGAGAGACTGCGTATTTCAACGCCGACAACTCCTTCGCCCATGCGCTCGCCGAAATGATGTACTACCTCGGCCAGAGCAAGTTCCTCAATGGCTTCACTAGTCCAGTCGGGGTCTACCTCGGTATCCCAATAAAGTGAACCGTATTCATAAACAACAGCAACAGTAGCGTTGATTGCTTGGTTTGAACTTTCACTCATTAGTCCATCTCCACTGTCGGAGCGTAACAAGTCATTACACCTGTAAGCCTTGTTGTCTTTTCTTTTATTAACTCAAAAAATGCTATGGGGTCATTTTCAAGCAATTCATCTTCTTCTTCTGTTAAGTCTTTTAAATTGAAAAGAATAAGATTGTCTTGCTCAGCAGTTCCCCAGTTGCCATCGTATGTTACGTAGGCTAATTGATTGTATTCAATTTCGCTCATGACAACACCGCCACACGCTCAGCACTTACCCACACTTCACCAGCACCAGCAACGGGCTTTACGCTGTAACGTAGGTTGCCGTAAGCCTTCTTAGCGTCTGTGATGGTCACGTGCACTATTAAACCGTCAGTCTGAGACAGTGCCCCAGTCTTTCCGATTATCTCTTTTATTTCTTGATAGTTCATTAATTTCCCTTCAACTCTTTGGCCTACTTGGCCTTGCATAGCCCTATTCATAGGACTACCCAAGCCCAATTGGGCTTTACTACTAATAGTGAAAGTCTACCGCAACTAAATACTGTTCAGTTGGATTATTTTTAACACGCCGTTTAATGTATTTATCGCTAGTGTCACCTTCTACATCGTCATAAAAATAACTGTCAGGCGTACTGTGCCCACTAACTATTCTTAATGCCGTGCGTAGTCTGTATGCCTGCATACCATCTTCAGTGCTAAAAGGAAGTTCTTCGCCATTGTAGTTATCCAATAAACTCATAACGTGCTGAATGTCTACCTTTTCAAGGCATGACTTAACTTCTTGAACTTTGCTATTTCTTATGTTTTCTAAAACTTCTAAAAACTTTTCAGGCTTTTCTTCGTAACTAATAACAACGTCTTCCCCACTCCAACGGCCACCGATAACTGCCCAATCCGACCAATCAAAAGTGTTGTTTTCTATGCAACTATTTACAATGTCGGTTGCTTCTTCAACATCTTCTGCCTCTACTGCTATGTAATGTAAAACGTGCATTGTTTCCCTTTCTAACTCTTTGGCTCTTTTGGCCTTAGATAGCCTCACGGGGGAACTGTGAGACTACCTAAGCCCACTAGGGCTTTACTGCTTTAGTATCCTGAACTCTCGAACACTTTATCACTGATGAACCAACACGCTATGGCAACTAGCAAGCCTGCCAGCAATGCTAAGCCGTCAGCGTTTCCGTAGTTGTGGTTGTACCAGTGCCAGTCATCGTGGGCATGAACCCAAGCCCACACACCTACACCAACTGCAACGCTATTGAATCTGTTAATAACTTTTAGCGTTCCCATAATCTTTAGCGTTCTCATGTGTCTAGTTCTGCGACTCACGCCGTCACCGCCTTATTAAAGAAGTAGGCAAGGTCAAACAAGGTTTTTGCGCCTTGTTGCAACTGCTCGAAGACTTCACGCTTAGTAGCCTTGCCTGCGGTGTCACTTCTAAACCCTGGCAAGTCATGTAACCAGTTACCATCTACCCTACGGCAAACCATGTAGGCCATTCCGTAAGGTTGTGCGACCACTGCACCTGCCACGTCATCATCACCCAAGCCAGCGAAACGACACGCCGAAACGTAGTGTTCCAATGCTTGTTGCAATCTTTCGTCAGTAATTCTTTCCATGTTTTCCCTTTACTCTCTAACTTAGACACTCGCTAAGTCTTACACTTGACACTATCAGCACTAGCCGACACTGTCAAGCCTAAGCCCTAGCGGGCTTGTGCTACAGGAACTCAAACGGGTCTCGGTCTTCAAACATGTCTTCAAACTCTGAGAATGTTAAAGTGTCCCACTCTACGCTTTCTAGTTCCTCGGTAATCCTTTGTGTTTGTTCCTCGTAATTGTTCATGTTGCCCCTTACTCTCTTTAGTCTGTCTCATCAGTTGCTGGCGACCAATCCAGCAAGACGGCTTGCGCCGTTTCGACTAGTTAGCAGTAACGCCAGCAATTCTGCGCTGGTACTCAGTCTCTACCGCCTTTGCGCCTGCCTTGGCCTTGGCCAGTGTAGAAAACCTACCGACTACTACCATGGCAATTGAATTAGCACGGACTAGTAATTCGTATTCGTCTGAATGTCTAAGGTATTTGATTACGTAAGTCACTACGCCTTGAACATTGGCGGTGTAACTGTACTCACCATTTGTATTTTCTTTGAAAACTAAGCGTGTCATGTTTTCCCTTTCAACTCATCAGGTGTTTCCCTGATAACAACACATTAACACCCTGTCCTACCCCTGTCAAGTATAGTAACACTCTACAGGCCTAGTGTTTATTGGTGTTTCAAATTGTAACATAACTGTAACATTGTTGTGAATGTATGCACAAGCGAGGGGCAGTAGTTCAGGGCTTGGAGATGGTTAGCAGTCTCAGGGTTAGAGTGCCAATAGAGGGGCTTGTGAGAGTAAAGCCGTCGCCTTGTATTCCCTCTCCCCTCACTAAAGGTAAGTCATTACTTACTAAAGGAACAACGGGGGGTGTGCCGAGGGGGTGTGTTGTTTTTTGGGTGTGTATCCAAACAACCGTAAACTGTCATTCTCATCAGGGATTAGGGGTATAACTAACACTTAGGTTTGCTACTATTTCTTCTTCTTTAAAAGAGAAAATCGCAACCATCTACAGGCTTTCATTTTCTTTGCACAATACCTGTTAAAACCACTGTCTTTACTTGTCGTTCTAGTTACAGGATTCCCCGCATCACCAACCAAATAAAAAAGACTTAAGTATTTTAAATGGGACATCCAACCCGTCATGAACACGAGGCTTGTCCGATGCGTTTGAAGTACTTGGACGATTTACCTAAGAGCATAATGTGTTGCCTCTTACGTACGTGTTCGACCCAATCCTGCTCTAACCAGGTAACTACCGCTAGTATCCCAGAGGGACTAACACTCGGCGGGGACTTGCACCCACGAACGCTCTCATCGGCGCTGTTATAAGGATACCATGCATAGAGCACTGTGTGTCGTATCTTTATGTGAATGTTTTCACAAGAGGTGTTTGACAGGTGTATACGATGTGTGTATAGTTCTGGGTGGGCACTGTCCCATTAGTAACTTCCGACACTAAAAGGTAAAAGGTCCGGCACCGTAGGGATATGGGGTCGGGCTTTTTGCTTTATGCTACAATTTAGATATGCCACTAAAAAAAGGTAAATCTAAAAAGACCATTAGCCAGAACATCCGCACGGAAATGGCAGCCGGTAAGCCCCAGCGTCAAGCCGTTGCTATCGCCCTTTCTACGGCAAAGAAGAAAAAGTAATGTGCTCTACCTGCGGTTGTGGCCAGCCATTTAACAAGCACGAGGAAAAGGACATACAAGCGGCTAACCGTAAGTATGCCAATCCCAAGATTAAGTTCGAGGCCATTAAGGCTAAGGTCCGTAAAAAGAAGTAATGAAAATTCGGCGAAAGTCAGTCAAGACAGCGGACCCCGCTTCTTGGCTTTTTAATTCTAAGTACAGACGTAAGGTACGCCGCAAACGCCGTGGTATCAAACTCACGGTTAACGGCCAGCCCTACGAAGCATGGTACGAGAACCAGTCGTAGAGCAGGCTTTGCACCTTGGTGCGAAATTCTAAAATTTTTTTGGTCCAACGTTTCAATACGCTATGTAGTGCTACACTTATAACATGAAGAAAAACATAGCCCCACACATCACAGCACTACTCGCAGGAGCCGGTGCTATTTTAGCAGTTGTGCACCCAGGCTTTACAATTCCAGTAGGAGTTGAAGGCACCATATCGTCAATTTGTGTAATTGCTTCTACTGCAATTGAAGCATTGCACTTTGTGAAAAAGCACAACTTTCAACAAAACCTAGCAATGGCAGAACACCTAGCAAGTCAGATTGCAAACAAGCCTAAATAATGTCGCACGGCGAGGCAATTGAAAAGTCTTTAAAAGACTGGATAGACCACAATCTTCCTAAATTCCTCAACCGTATAAACGAAGAACTACCAAGTGACGCACCATGGGAGATGCCTGTCGTAGAAGATTACGTACTTGTAATTGCAGTTAAAGATTACAACGACGGTCTAGGCGGCATCTTTACTATTGGTGATTCAAACGTACCTGGATATAGGGTGCGTGGTTTGATTGCTGACGCACTGAACTCATAAATGGCAGTAACACCAGTACAACGTAAGAAGTACTTCGAGGCACGCTCTGCGGGATTCTCTATTGTAGAAAGTGCACGCAAGGCTAAGTTTTCAGAAGCCACTGCGTATCGTGTAGAAAAAGCCGCACAGTCATTAAGGGCTGACGAGGGTATTGACAGTTCTGCTAGTAATTACAGAGAACTTAAAAAGGAAGCCAAACTTTCTGGTCCAATTCCCTTAGACAAACTTAGTCATGAAGCCAAACTAGCATTAGATGATTTTGCTTATTTCCGCCAACGCTACTTTGGACGTATTTCTACGCCGTGGCAAGAAATGGCTGGTGAAGAACTAGTCAAATTACTAGAATCGCCAGACAAAGAATACGTAGTAATGAACATGCCGCCTGGTTCAGGTAAGACAACATTGCTACATGACATTACGTGCTGGGCAATTTGTCGTAATAGAAGCATCCGTCTTTTGACCGGTAGTGCGACTATGAGCCTAGCCAAAAACAATTTGCGCCGTGTGCGCCGTTCACTTGAACGTGTTATTCCTGAGACAGCAGACGAACTCTTAAAGTCTCGTGGACAAGCAGTAGATGCAGAGTCAACCCTTGCTTTGGACTTTGGACGCTTTAAGCCGCTGGAAAAAGAACAGTGGACTAATGAAGCGTTTATTGTTATGCAGCCAGAGGACCAGGGTGCCATTAGTGAAAAGGAGCCAACCTTAAGTGCCTACGGTATGGATAGTGGTTTCATCGGAGGACGCTTCGATGGCTGTTTCTGGGACGACCTTGTGGACCCTCGCAAAGTCCGTTCTGCAGAACAACGAGAAGCCATGGAGGACTGGTACCAAGACGTTGCAGAAACTCGACTTGAACCTGCAGGTATGCTTGCTCTTATT